TTGAGGATTGATATGTGGTATTGGATGAGAAGGGCAGAGGCTGAGACAGGGATGTCCAGGGAGGATATTTTGAATGTTCCAGGGATAGGGAAGCATTTGAGGTTGACCAAGGTTGGGAAGAATGAGGCCCATCAGGTTAGCCAGGAGGGTTTGGCGATATTGAAGGGGTATGAGGAGGCGTCGAACCAGGCGCCGAGAATGGTGAGGATATTGCAGAGGCCGATCAACAGGCGGATATTGGTGGTGGATATGAATGGGGCCAGGGAGAAGGTCTTTGTGAGGGACAACAAGAATTTTAGTGTAGGTAACGAGATAGAGGTTGAGTGGAGGGACCGATGGGAACCGACAAGGAGATACCGGGAGAGGGTGAAGAGGGTATTGGTATAGAGGCCCAGGTAGCCCAATTTGAGGATACGGTGATGTCAGTGATTCATCGCGGATACGAGGAGTATGATTTACCCCAGGAGGCAATTTGGGGTGTATTGGTTAAGTGTGTGGCCAGGGAATTAATATTTCACCTGGGGACAGAATATTTTGGGGGAGACGAAGAAGAAGGGGAGGGCTGGAAGGAGTGATAGCAGAGTTTCAACCGGTAGCTGAGAAGAGGGCTGTTGAGCTTTGGACCGTTGGTAATCCAACGCTCAAGTATTGTCAGTCTCCTGAAAGCAACAAAAAGGTCCAGGGATACCTGGACGGTGTGATCACAACTTATGGCTATCCTTCTGACATCCAGGGTGTGGTGGAGATGAAGTGCAGGGATGCGGATCTTTCGACCTTTGAGAATTTGTGGGGACGCAAGGTGATGGTGAGGAAGAACAAGCTGGAAAACGGGAAGCGTGGAAGCAGGCTTTTTGGTGTGCCGTTTGTGTTGTTTTATTATCTTGCCCAGGATGATGTCTTGATGGAGTTGGCTGTGACGGATTCAGCCGGCAATGTAGTTCAGCCTGTGAGACTTGAGAGAACTCAAACGCCTGCAACTATGCGAGGAGGAGAGGTTTTTGAGATGAATGCCTTCATCGATATGAGTGGTGCAAATTTGTACAAGGGGGATTGTGGAGGCGCTTGAGCTAACGGACCACCCTACCCTCTACAAGCCTACCGAGGTGGAGATTGTTGAGTGGGCTGAGGAACACGGCGAAGAACACGTTGCCAAGATGCTTCTTGAGCGCGAGGAGTTGATCAAGCTGGAGAAGGAGGATCCTTTCAACTACCGCCAAGTGTTACCTCACTGGGAGGATGCCAGGAAACTGTTGGATGAGAAGGATCAGATTCTGATTAGTGGAGGCAACAGAAGCGGAAAGACAGCTTTCTCGTCCTGGTACGCAATCAAGTTAATGGTAGAGAAGCCTGGTGCCAGGGTTGCCTGTTTTTCGATGACTCACCAGAGCAGTATTCGGGATCAGCAACCTGCGTTGTATGAGATGTTGCCGAAGGAGTTCAAGACGATGAAGCGCGGCAAGGTGCAAAACGTCAAGTACACGCAAAAAAATGGATTTAGTGACGGGACCTTTGTGTTACCCAACCAGAGTCAGTGCTGGTGTATGGCATACCAGCAGCCCAGCGATGTGCTGGAGGGGTTTGAAGGGGATCTTGTGTGGTTTGATGAATTGGTACCATTTAGTTGGTATGAGACTGCGGCTTACAGGCTGGTGACCAGGAAAGGGAAGATGATTATAAGCGCAACCCCTATAACCGGCTTTACTCCTGTGTATGGATCGTTTGTGAATGGCGCCGAGCCCAGGCAAACCAGGAAGAGCCCACTTTTGCCTGACAGAGTGAATGTTTCCGGGTGCCCGAAAGGGACAATGCCTTACACGATGGATTGTATGGATGACAACAAGGGTGTTGTTTTCTTTTTCACATCGATGAATCCATATAACCCTTATGAGCAGATGGAAAAAACCCTGGCTGGAGAAAGTTCTTCCCAGGTAAAGATCCGCGCATATGGTTATACCGACAAAAGTGCAGGTAATTTTTTCCCGAAATTTGGAAAAACTCATATTATACCCAGGGACAAGATCCCAACGAAGGGGACAAACTATATGTGCGTGGATCCAGCCGGTTCCAGGAACTGGAGTATGCTTTGGTTGAGGGTGGATGAGGATTTGAAGGCGTATGTTTACCGGGAGTGGCCTGATCAGAAGAATTATGGCGAATGGGCGCTTCCTGGCGACAAGCCTGAAGGCGATATGGGGCCTGCACAAAAGCCTGAAGGGAGAGGTTTGAATGAGTATAAGGATTTAATTCGCGACCTTGAGGGAAATGAGGAGATATATGAGAGGCTGATTGATCCCAGGGCTGGAGGTAGCCAGGCAATGACTGCTGAAGGGGGCGAAACATTGATTGATCTCCTGGATGACGGTGATGAGCCAATGAGCTTTACCAAAGGTCCAGGATTGCCGATTGAACAGGGTGCGAGCGTCATTAACGAGTGGCTGAACTACAATCCTGATGAAAAGTTGAGTGTGATTAATCAGCCAAGTTTATATGTCAGTGAGGACTGTCAGAATTTAATTGATTGTTTAAAAGAATTTAGTGCTGCTGGAGGTGAAAAAAATAGATATAAGGATTTTGTGGACTGCCTCCGCTACCTGATGACCTATGACCCTATATATGTGGATGAAAACACATATAGGGCAACAGGAGGAGGAGGATATTTATGAGCCTGGAAGAGTTGAAGCAAAAGGACGGTGCATTGATCAGCCAAAAGGAGGCTGTGAGATATAGTGGGTGGTCACCAGGCTACCTGAAGAAGTTAATGGAGGCCGGCGCGATCAGGAGTTATATAACCCTGGGAGGGAAGGCCAAGGTTTTTAAAAATGACATAATAACAGAACTAGAGAGAGGATCAGTTTATGGAACAAAGTGACAAGTTAGTAAAAGCAAATGAGACGCCTGATGTAAAAGAACTCCAGTCGGAGTATCGGCGTTCCATTCACGAGGGGTTCACCAGTGAACGGTTGAGCTATAGTGACAAGCATCGCCTGGCAAAGTGGAACTCGCAGAGTGATGATTTCAAAAAGCACTCGGAGTATTTGTCCGAGGGGGACAGTGCGTTTCCCTGGGAGGGTGCAGCCGATACCAGGCAGAGATTAATAGACACAACCATCCGCAATCTCCTGGACATACTGATGGTGGCGTTTAATCGAAGCCAGGTGAAGATCAACCCGGTTGAAACTGGCGACCTGGAGGCAAGCACGGCGCTTAATCAGTTGTTTAGGTGGCTTGTGGGTTCAAGGTTATATAACGAACTCCAGCGAGAGGCTGAATTGTTTGGTGAGTATGCGTTGACCTACGGGTATAGCGTTATGTTTGTGGGTTGGGAGCAATCAAGCGCAATCAAGTTGCAGGAAATTAAGTTGGATCAGTTGCTGGCAATGTCCCAGGAAGCTGATCCTGAATCAATCACTGCTGAGTTGCCTGAGTTAATCCATAACCCGGATGCTGAGGACCAGGCTGCTGAATTATTTAAGGAGATTCTGGGAGTAAAAAAGACTCGCGCCAGGAAAATGATCAGAGAGTTAAGGAACACTGGAGTGACCCAGTTTCCTACTCCGTATATACACCGGAATCAGCCAACGGTTGTGGCTCTCAAGCCTTACGAGGATGTGAGCTTTCCGCCAGAGACATTGGATCTGCAAAAGGCCAGGGTAATATTTCGCAGGGTCTATATGACTGAGTTAGAGTTGAGGGCCAAGATCAATGATGATGGTTGGTCAAAAGAGTTTGTTGAGGCGGCGGTTAACACTGCTGGCAAAACAAGCGAATCGCTTACCAGGGACATATCTGTAAACAACCTGGTAACGAATGAGGCTGACTCAACAGAGAACCTGGTGGAGGTTATATATGCCTATACGAAGCAGTTGAATGAGGAGGATGTTCCTGGTGTTTACTGCACTATATTCAATGCCTATGCAACAGGTGACGGTGAAGACGACTTGTATGCAAAGCACGAGTTGCTTGATTACGCTCATTGCCAATATCCGTTTGTGGAGTTCAGGCGTGAACGTCCAGCCAGGAGGGCTATAAGTGAGAGCCGGGGAGTGGCTGAAATTAGTGCTTGTCACCAGGCTGAACTAAAAGCGCAAAGGGATAGCATTATTGATCGTACAGCCCTGGAGACTATTCCTCCTGTGCAGTACAACCGGCGCCTGGGGATGGCTAACCACCTTGGACCGGCTGTGATGGTCCCGGTGCATAAGCCAGGAGATTATCAACCGTTGCAATTGACTGCTGGTGTACCGGCTACGTCAATGCAGGTGATTGAGTTGATACTCCAGGATGTGGCGGATTATTATGGATTGTCGCATCCCAATATTCCACCAGGGAACACCACAATGAAACAGCAGGCGATGATTAATAATTGGTTGTCGTCCTGGACAGAGATATATCAACAGATGCTGGTGCTGACCTTGCAATACCTGGAAGGGGAAGACCTTGCCAGGATTATAGGATTCCAGTTGCCAGAGATGGATCTGATGCTGATGCCTGATTTCATTCTGAAGTTTGACGCCAGGGATCTCAACGATGATTATGTGATGAAGAAGCTGGAGATCATTGCACAGCAATTGTTGCCAATGGACGCTGGCGGAAGCATCGAGAGAAACGCCTTAATGTCCAAGATGGTGCGGTCCATAGCACCTGACCTGGCTGATGAAATCCTGATTGACCAGGGAAGTGCCTCACAAAAGATATTTGATGAGGTCAAGTCTGAGGTTGGAGGTATGATGCTGGGCAACGAGGCCACTTACAGGGAAAATGATCCTGCGGCACAAACCAGGTTGCAGTACTTCCAGGAGATTGTTCAGCGCAATCCAAAAGCCCAACAGGCTGCTGGTGAAGATGAGCAGGTTGCGGCTTTGTTTCAGAATTATCAACAGAACCTGGAAATGA